GTCTTCGCGGAACTTTGCCCACGCAAAACTTTGAGCTTCCATGTCGACGTATTTGACGAGGTTGAACGAACCAAGGAGACAAGCGCCGAATGGTGGCAAACATTGCTCTGCACAAGGATTGGTAGCTTCCATTGTTTCGCAGTAGCGGAGGTTGTTCATCAGGTTGATTGTGTCTAGGAACAGCACACCCGGCTCTGCCCAATCCCATGTGGAGCGCATAATCATGTCCCACAACGCTGCTGGATCGACTTCCTTATAGACTTTGCCATTGTATCGCAGCGGAAATGGCTCACCAGTTTCGAGGTGTTCCATGAACTCGTTGGTGACGCCAACAGAGATGTTGAAGCCGGTCAATTTGTCCGAGTTATGCTTCGCTGAGATGAACTGTTCTATGTCTGGGTGATCGATGCGTAAGACACCCATTTGGGCGCCCCTGCGGTGGCCACTGGAGGCGATTGTCTGGCATATTGCGTCGAAGATACCCATGAAGCTCACAGGGCCGCTGGAGCGGCTTTCCAGCGACTTGATAAGGTCGCCACGAGGACGGATGCGAGAGAAATCATAGCCGATGCCACCGCCCCTCCGCATCGTTTCTGCAGCCTCCGTAGCACGGCGCATGATGCTGTCCATGCTGTCCTCAATGGTGCCACTCACGAAGCAATTGTATGCCGTGGTCTGCCTCGCAGCACCCATGGCATTTTGGACACGACCAGCTGGTAAGAAGCGCATGTGGCGCAGGATGTCTTTAAATTCTTCGAAGTGGTCTGCATCGTCTTTTAGTGCATCAGCTATGCGCACGACCTTGGAATAGAAGTCTTCACCGGTTTGTCGGTATTTCACTTCGTCAATCTCTTGGGACAAACGAAGCTGTGGCCCGTAGTCCGGGCGGCTGTTTCTTAATGTCATATGTCTTACCTCGTATGTGCGAGAAAATTAGAACAAAACGTGAACATAGTCAACGCTGATGATTGGGTTGCTTTTGTTTGCTAATATGTAGCTTAGGGATAGCGATAGAGGATTTAGGTAGGATGTTACGAGCGGTGACGCTAGCAGCAATTTTAATGCTGCAATGTTTGAGTATTTCGTCAAAAGGTTATGCTGAGGAACCAGACTTACCAGACTTAGGTTTTCTTCGCTCTCCTGAGTTTCAACAAAAGATGGACGAGTTCGCACGAAAAAATGGACTGCGAGACAGTCGAGGTATTCTGACCTTGGAATATCAAGATGCCATTCTGGCTATCACACAGAGCGTGATTATCTCGACATTCTGCAATCCACTTCTTCCCTTCGATGCGGACACAACCCAAGAGGAGTATGAGAGAGCAGTCGCTGAACACCCCGCACACAAAGACAACTTTTGCATTACTAACCTCAAGGGTTCGACTGGTTCCGTCCGTTTGCTAGAGGTCGTACACCCCATCTTAGGACAGGGCATGTGTAGCCTCCTAAGAGTTCACCCCGCTGGTGTCGAAACCCATGCTCGACAAACCCCAGTGTGCGAGTTCGAAGAGTTCGACAATTTAGAGCAGTGATGCCGTTAGGTTCACTTACCGCTATTCTTCATACTCTTCGATCAGTCGATCGAGGTACCAACGTGCCTTTTTGAGGTCCTGTATGGGGTTGTCTTTGTGGCGATAGCGCCAGACGTATTTGATGATGTTTCCTTGGAGAAGAAACTCGTATCCGTCTTCCGTGGCAGCTTGGATTGCGTCGATGCACTCCATGCGTCCGTTCTGGTAATGGGCAGGTTTGTTGACAGGGTCGTAATCTCGGCCCTCACCATCGGCAAGAGCCTTCATGTAGGTTTCGTGTCTTATGGTTTCCACAGTATCGGCTCTCCTCTCTGCTCAGACCAGTCAGACCAGCGAAGTATCCTCGCCAGTCTCGCTTGGTTGATGGCGTCATCTTTGGTTAGGCCAGCTTTGATGTAGGCTTGTTCGACAGCGCCCCAAGAAGGTCGAGGACCAAGTATCGCCTCGGCCTTCTTTGGGCCAATTCCGGGGATGCCTTTGTACCCGTCCGTCACGTCACCTGTGAGCACCTGTGTCAGGAAAAACCGATCGGCATCCGCTTCACTGATGGTGAGCATTTCATCAGATGTTGGTCGATAAAGACGTCCAAACACAGTTCGCAAATCTTTGTCATCACTGACCATGATGCAGTCGGTGTCTGGCTTGGTTGCTATGATGCCAAGACAATCGTCGCCTTCGAGACCGGGCTTCACGACCGTAGCGTATTCGTCGATCACCCACTCCTTCAAAGCCTTGTATCCGACAGGCTTTCTGGTATTCCGTCGATTGGACTTGTATGTGGGGTCGATCAGTTTGCGGAAGTTGCTCTCGCTGTCAGAAAGACAGCAAACGACCTTAGTGACACCTGTTTTGGCAACGATATTTTGCATCTGCCATTTGAACGAACTCTTGGCGTCTTTCAAATCTGCCCAAAGTGACCAGACATCGTCACCCCAGTCGATTTCGACCTCGGCTGACAATGTGCTTTTGTAGAGCAGAATATCAGTGTCCACTGCCAAGAATGTCATCCCAATCCTCCATTTGCTCTATGCCCTCTGGCGTAATCATCCACAGGTTGGTGTAATTGAGACTGTCGACTTTCGTGCTGATCATCCCCTCACTTGCTAGGATGCCTATTTCTGTTGCTGCCCTTCGTGCGAAGTCAGACTTCGTTGTGTAGGGTTTGACACGAGTGACTTTGAGTACGGCCAGAAGGTCCGCTATCACTTGCATTTCATGCTCAGTGAGTACCAGACCAGTCTTTTCCGATTGCGTATTCTGCGTCGATAGGGACGGAGAAGTTGAACGCTCTGCCAGCTTCTTGCGCCATGCGTCTAATGATTCGACCGACATGTTCTGGGTCTCCTTTCATTGGGTTGACCTCGACCTGAATTTCGTCGTGTATCCATGCGATAATTCGTGCATCGAGATTTTGTTTGGTTAGTTCAGCGTCGACCAAGTCGATCCACTTTTTGCAGACCAATGCTCCAGCAGATTGCAAGAGGGTGTTCAACGCTGCGTGATTGCTTCGAATGGGTAGTTCCCGACCATCAAGACCAATCAAATGGCCTTTTTTCTCCACAGCCGCTTGCACGGCTTTGAGCAGTAGTTTGAAGGCTGGAAAATTGGCTAGGAATTGACGTCTAAGCGTCGCCCCTTCCTTTGCGCCACGCCCAACGATCGAGCCAATCTTTGCGTTCCCAGCACCGTACAACAGTGCGTAGATGAACGTCTTCGCTTGGTCTCGCGTCTTCAAGCCAGCTGCTTTCATGTTGGCCGTGTGAACATCGCCCTCGACGACCTCTTTCGCGTAGGCGCCGCCGTCTCTCAAAAAATGGGCAAGACAACGCAGCTCGAGGCCCGAAAGGTCAGCACCGATCAAAACGTATCCGTCGGCTGGTTTAAACAATTGACGGAACTGCTTTCCGTACTCTGACCGACCACTCGGCACTTGCTGGAGATTTGGGCCAAAACTGCTGGCCCGACCTGTCACGGTGCCATTGGGGTTGATTGTATGTCTGAGCTTGCCATCTTCATCGACCAGCTTCATCCATCCATTCTTACCGTCAGCCAGCTGCCCTAAACGCTTCTGCAGCATGAATGAACGTGCCAGCTTTTGCGCTTCGGGAAATGGTAGTGTGCCAAGGGTGGCCTCATTGATCTGGGCGTCACCCTGCGGCGTGAACACGACAGGCTTCCACCCATATTTTTGACGCAAGCAAAACTCGATATGCTTGCGGCTGTTTGGATTGAAGGTGATTTCCTTCCGCTTCATGAACGGCTCGCCTTTGACGTAGCCGAGCTTTTTGTTGTTCACCTTGGGAACGAACTCTTCTTCGATTTCCCAGTTTGGAAACAATGTCTGCAGTTCGCTTTCCAAGGCCAATTTTTCGTTGGAAAGCTCGACAAACAATTCAGCTGCCTTGCTGATGTCAAAGGTCCAGCCTGCTTGTCCAATTCGGTGGCACAATTCAGCAATGCGATGCTCGAAGTCGATGGCTTGTTGGGAGTATTTGTGTGGGGCTAACGCTTCCCACAGCTTCAGGTTCACCTCAACGTCTTGCTCACAATAATCCTGCATCTCTTGAGACCATTCAGACCAATCGGTCTGTTCGCCAAAGTTACCCTTGTGGACGCCAAGTCGAAGACCCCATGCTTTCAGGCTATGGCTTCCGAGCATCCTCTTCGGAAATTGCTCGAACGTCTTGCCCAGCGCGTAATCATCATTTTTGAGGTCAGGTCGCATCAGGCGTGAAAGGACCAACGTGTCGGTCACCTTCACTCCTTCGATGTCGAAACTTGGGTGGGTTTTGTGAATGGCAGGGATGTCGAAGCAGACGATGTTATGTCCGATGATCTCCGAAGCTTGAGTGAGCTGCACAATCCCCTGTGCGATGTCATTTGGACCATAGACCCAAGACTGGTTTGGGTCGTCTGCATTGCGTGTGGCTATGCAGTGGATTTTCGTGAGTTCGTTGAGGTGTCCGTCTGTCTCCAGATCGAACACAAGGCGCATTATCGGTCATCTCCGCTTCCGTGAAGCTGGTCCCGATCCTGTCTGCTTTGCAGCTTGTCGAGGTTCAAGAGCGCCACTTCTTCGAGGCTGTAGCCGATGTCTGA